ACCCAGAGAACCAGCCATCGCAGTTTGGCACGGTGACGATGGCGCACATGCAGCGTGAGGTTGCGGCACAGTCAGCACCTGTGCAGGAGCCTGTGGCGTGGGTTGAGAAAAACGGTGATTTGGTTTGGCAAAACTATGAAGCCGCTATCGGTCGCAATCTCTACACCACCCCACCCACAGCACAGCGGCAATGGGTTGGGCTGACGGATCAACAGATTCTTGAATTGGCCCGAGATCACTACAGTCCACACCAAAGGCCAGAAATCTCATTTGCCCGAGCCATCGAAGCCAAACTCAAGGAGAAGAATGGATGAAGTGCTGCAACCATGACTGCAACCAGGGAAAGGATTGTCCCCATAGATTTTCTGTGCGGACAATCTGGATATTTATTGCTTTTGTGTTGCTTCTGTTCTGGCACATTGTCATTTACTTGGGTTATCTAATGTGGTAATCTCTAGGCAAGGAGAACACCATGCCTGGACTGCTTGCCCCCAAAGTCGAGATAGAAATTGAGATCAAGAGTCAGGAGGAAGAGTCTTGCCCTCTTGCTACGCATGACGTAGAAGAAAACCTCAAGAATCGCCAGAAGGCCATCGACAAAGCCAACTATGGCCCGATGAACCCCAACGAGCCAAATGCTGATTACTGGCGTAAATTGGCTACTGGTTGGCGACTATCTCCAGATCAAGCAAAGAAAAGCCGCTGCGGGAACTGCGCTGCTTTTATCCAAACAGAATCCATGATGGACTGCATCGAAAAGGGCATGGGTGAGCCTGATGCTTGGGAAGTCATCGATGCTGGGGACTTGGGGTATTGCGAGCTGTTTCACTTCAAATGTGCTGCCATGCGAACCTGCGCGGCATGGATCGTTGGTGGGCCTGTAACCGAGGAGCAAGAGCATGGGGACAACGAATCAGATTCCGATTAACGTCAAGCAAGCCAAGAAGTTTGCCGAGGAAGCCAGGAAGCAGGCCGAAAAGCGCGGTATGCAGCCTATGACCTACAAGTTTTCCAAACCGAAAGGCAAGAAATGAAACTCACTGAAGCAGCCAAGAAAATCGGCAAGGTCATGGGTGAGTTCAAGGAAGGCAAACTAAAGTCCTCCTCTGGTCAAAAGGTCAAGAGCCGAGATCAGGCCGTAGCGATTGCCATGAGTGAAAGTCGGGCATTGCCTAAGCGCGGTGGTCGTACCGCTACCAATCGGGGCAAGAAATGAAGGGCTTGTACGCCAACATTCACGCCAAGCGTGAGCGCATTGAAAAGCAAAAAGCCGCAGGAAAGACTCCGGAAAAGATGCGTAAGCCTGGGCAAAAGGGTGCGCCAACGGCAGCGGCATTCAAGGCAGCAGCAAAGACAGCAAAAAAATGAGTGCAGCCTGGACACGCAAAGAGGGTAAAAACCCGAAAGGTGGCCTAAACGAGAAGGGCCGCAAGTCCTACGAGCGCGAGAATCCTGGAAGCAATCTGAAGCCCCCGGTTAAATCTGGCGACAATCCCCGTAGAGCGTCTTTTCTTGCCAGGATGGGTAATATGCCTGGGCCAGAGAGAAAACCCGATGGAAGCCCTACACGCCTGTTGCAAAGCCTACAGGCATGGGGGGCCAGTTCTAAGGTAGATGCTCGGCAAAAGGCAAAGGCTATTTCTGAACGCAACAAGAAGAAATAATCATGGACGGAATCCGCAGAACTCCATACATAAACCCGCTGCTTGGCTCAGTAAATGAGTTGGTCGGTGGATTGTTGGGGTATATGCGCGATCCAAGGCGCACTCAGCAAATGCAGGGTTTGGCTGGACTTTTGGAAAGCACAGGCATTCCAAAGACCGTAGAGCGTTTGGCATACGGGGAGCCTTTGACAAATATCCAGAGGGCAAACGTCCCGGTACTTAGGCCAGAGACAGCGGAGGCGCTTCTTACTTTGTCGCCAGTTCCACAAGCAACAAGCAGGGCGGCAATGGCAGCAGGTCGTGCTGGTGAGCGCATGGCTGAGAGAGTCGTCCCACAAGTCATGGAACGTGGCGGTATGCCAGCGGGATTGCTAGAGGGTATGTCTAGTCGTACTGTCAGCCCACTGACCGTATATCACGGAAGTCCTGCAAGGTTTGAGCGTTTTGACCCCACGAAGATCGGCTCTGGTGAGGGTGCTCAGGCTTATGGGTATGGTCACTATGTTGCTGAATCACCTAAAGTGGCTGATGAATATAGGATGATGTTATCTCCCCATAAAGTGACAGGGGAGGCCGCACAAGACCTTGCAAATTATTCTTTAAGAATTAAACCAACGACTGAAGAAGCAATTAACTATCTTCAAAAAGAGAAAAAAACTGCAATAAATCAAAGCAAAGCAAGTTCAAATGAATTTGTTACTAGCGAATATATTAAACAATACGATGATGCGATTGATTTATTGAAGTCAAATAAAGGTGAAAAATCTGGGTTTTTGTATGCTATTGATCTACCAGATGAGCAAATCGCAAGGATGCTAGATTGGGACAAGCCTCTGAAAGATCAACCAGAAGCATTGAAGGCAATCCGTAATCAGATTCAAGATGCCGAAATTGAAAGATCGTTTGATGCAAACGTAAAGTCAGGAATATCTGGCGCAAATGCTATGCAAAACTATGTCTGGGGGAAAACCCCGGCAGATAAATCTGAGGCTTTACGTCAAGCTGGCATCCCAGGAATCCGTTACCTAGACCAAGGAAGCCGTGGAACAGGCGAAGGCACATCAAACTTTGTGGTTTTCCCTGGTAACGAAGATTTGCTTACAATCCTCAAACGCAATGGAGGGCTACTAGGCCCATAACAGCAGGTAAACCTGCACTAACTTGAACAACCCGTAAGGGATTCAAAGGCAAAAATGGATAGAAAACTTGAATGGCGCAATATCGGTGAAATCATCCCGTATGCGCGAAACTCCCGAACCCACTCCGAGGAGCAAGTTGCACAAATTGCCGCCTCCATCAAGGAATTCGGCTGGACAAACCCGGTCTTGATTGATGAGGAAAACGGCATCATTGCTGGTCACGGCAGACTGGCAGCGGCTAGGAAGCTAGGCCACACCCAAATCCCCGTTATAGAGCTAACAGGGCTGTCAGAGGCTCAGAAACGGGCGTATGTCATTGCCGACAACAAACTTGCCCTAAATGCTGGGTGGGACGCCGAAATGCTCGTCAATGAGTTGCGTGACCTGGAAGGCATTGATTTAACATTGACTGGTTTTACGATTGATGAGATCAATGCGCTGCAACCAGTTGACTTTGATCCAGCGACAGAAGAAGAACAAGGAAAGTTAGACCAGCTTGATCCAAAGTGGATTGCTTGTCCTCATTGTGGGAAAGAATTCGATGCAAGACAAGCCTAAACTTAAGATTGATTGGGCCAGTCATGAGGCAGCTAAGTATGCTTGCGAAAACTGGCACTATAGTAAATGCTTGCCAGTTGGGAAGCTGGTAAAAGTTGGTGCATGGGAGAATGACAAATTTATTGGAGTTGTTTTATTTGGGCGCGGTGCTAATAAAAATTTATCAAAACCTTATGGATTGGAACAAGATGAATGCGTTGAATTGGTAAGAATAGCCCTTATAAAACATTCAACACCAGTAAGTAAAATCATGATGTTAGCTGTAAAGTTCTTAAAAAAATCAAATCCGGGTATCAAGCTAATTGTTAGTTATGCAGATGTTGATTCAAACCATCATGGTGGGATTTATCAAGCAACAAATTGGATTTACGAAGGACTTTTTGGCAAAGACTCTGTAAGCGCATTTGTGATAAATGGCAAAAAAACGCATAAAAAATCATTAGATTCGATTGGGGTCAAACAAAATATAAACGAGGTAAGACGAAAACTTGACCCCAATGCAAGGGAATTTAGAACACAAGGTAAACATAAGTATTTAATGCCTCTTAACAAAGACATGGGTGCTAAGATTGCACCACTTGCCAAACCATATCCTAAGCGTCCGAAGCAGGCAGAAGCCGGGCCACCGGAATTGCGGGGGGGCAGCACCCACCCGGACGCTCCATCGTTAGTAACTACTAATGAACTTGTTTCGGAGATATAAAATGCAAGGAAGTAAACATAACCCAACTGAAGAGAACAGGAAGATTTGTAAGACCTTGGCTGCGGTGGGTATTCCTTATGAGGACATTGCGACAAAGTTAGAGATCAGTTCGGATACCTTGGTTAAGTATTACAAAGCCGATCTAGAGGCTGGTCGGATTGATGCTAACGCCAGCATAGGGCAGACCTTGTTCCAGCAGGCAAAGAAGGGAAACACGGCAGCGGCTATCTTTTGGCTCAAAACCAGGGCGCGGTGGAGGGAGACAAACACTGTTGAGCATACCGGGTTGAATGGTGGCCCGATTGAAGTCTCCGAGATTGCTATTAAGCTGGTTCGTCCTGATGGAGCTTGAACTTGATTTCCCTGAGAAGCTAGATTTCCTGTTCCAGCCATCCCGGTACAAGATTCTTTATGGAGGACGGGGTTCGGGTAAGTCTTGGGGTGTTGCCAGAGCTTTGATAGCAAAGGCAGTCCAAAGCCCAACCAGGGTGCTTTGTGCGCGGGAACTTCAAAATTCCATCTCTGACTCTGTGATTGCTCTACTGGCAGATCAGATCAAATCTATGGGTTTGGATTCTTTCTTTGATGTGCAAAGAACAGCGATCTACGGCAAGAACGGCTCGGAGTTCTCCTTTGTTGGTCTTAAACATAATGTCACGTCCATAAAATCGTACGAAGGTGTTGATATTTGCTGGGTGGAAGAGGGTCAAGCGGTATCTAAAACCTCTTGGGAAACCTTGATCCCAACAGTCCGTAAGCCCGGCTCTGAGATATGGGTTACCTTTAACCCTGACCTAGACACAGATGAGACTTACAAGCGGTTCGTGGTCAGCCCACCTGGGAATGCGGTTATTCGTAAGGTGAACTGGAACGACAATCCTTGGTTTCCTGAAGTCCTAAAAGAAGAGCTGACCCAGCTTAAAGAGAAAGACCCTGATGCTTATCTAAATGTCTGGGAGGGTCATACAAGGCAGATGCTCGATGGTGCTGTCTACGCGAACGAGTTGAGAAAAGCACAAGAGGACGGAAGAATCCGCGACTTCCTTATAGATAAAAGTATTCCAATACAAACCTTCTGGGATTTGGGCTGGGCAGATATGACTTCAATCTGGTTCGTCCAATACATTCCTGGGGGTGAAGTTAGAGTGGTGGATTTCTACCAGAACTGCCAAAAGACCATAGATCACTATGTTCATATATTGGAGACAAAGGGCTATGTCTATAAAGACTGGTGGCTCCCCCATGATGCTGAGAACAAGAACATGACCGGGAAATCGGTCAAGGATATTCTTGAGGCAATGGGCAAACCAATCAGGATTACGCCGAAGCTGTCTATTGCTGACGGGATTAACGCTGCCAGGACGCTGCTAAACAGGTGTTTTATACATGAGACAAACTGTGCCGATGGGATGCAGAATCTACGTCATTACAGATACGATGTAGACCCGAACACAAAGATGTTTTCTAATAAGCCTCTGCATGACCAGCACTCACACGCTGCTGATGCTTGGAGGTATGTCGCCGTTGCTCTGGATGAGAACGCTTCTTCCTGGGGCAAATCTATCAATGTCAAACCAAAGTGGGTGGTTTAATGTATCTCGTACCTCAAGGACAGAATCCTCTTGCGCTGATCGCGGCACTTGAAAAACGTGTAATTCTGTTGGAAAATGCCATGAAAAGGTTAGAATTAGACCCAAAGCCCAAATTGGGCAGACCACCAAAGGTGAAGAATGAGTCAAATCAGCCTGAAGGCCGCAGTCCAAGCGGCGATTGATGACTCTATCGGCTATCTGGAGACAGAGACAGTCGAGCAGAGAAAACTTGCCATCCAAGCATATCTGCGCCAGCCCTACGGCAACGAAGTAGAAGGAAAAAGCCAGATCGTCACTGGCGAGGTTGCCGAAGCCATTGATGGTGCGCTCCCTGCGCTTCTAAGAATCTTTACCGGCTCAGACGAGTTGTGTGTCGCAGACCCTGTTGGCCCTGGAGATGAGGCCACCGCTAAAGAGGTCACCCAATATCTGAACTACATCTTCATGAAGGATAACCCTGGGGTTATCATCATGCACGACTGGTTCAAGGACGCTTTACTTCAAAAGAACGGCATTGTTAAAGCGTATTGGGAAGACAAAGAGGACGTAACGAAGGAGTCCTACGAAGGTCTTACGGACGATGAACTAACCCTGATGCTCCAAGATGACAGCATAGAGGTTGTCGAGCAAGACACTGTATCCCGTCCAGCGGTTGACCCGGTGACCGCAGAGCAGATTCTATTGGCAGGCGGTGAGGTTCCGACCTTTAACCTGCACGATGTCAAGATCAAGAAGAAACTCAAATCAGGCAAGGTCACTATTGAGAACGTGGCTCCTGAAGAGTTCCTAATCTCTAAAAAAGGGCTGACCACTAAGAAAACCCCGTTTGTTGCTCACCGCAGACAGATCACCCGCAGTGA